TCACCCAGGGCATGTCGCGCGTTGCGGTCTTCGATTTTTCCATTTTTGTAGTAGTGATCTGTTACATCAAGGAAAAACTCGAAACATCCGAGCCATACAGAACCATCATAATTCGTATAGTCAAATGCGTGTCCAACTTGGGAGTTCTCGAGGAAGCCTTTTGCATAAGCCCCCCAAGCTGTTTCCTTGTCACATCCAATCCCATGTCCTAGCGTAAAACCCGGACGTTGCTTGAACCAGTCAAGAAAACGCCCAAAGTATTTACGGAAAAGAAAAGTGAAGTCAAGTCCAGGTTGTTCGAATACCCTAGTCTTGCACCTCTCAACCTTAACAAGGGAGAGAAGTTCATCTTTGAGAGTGGAAGTCCAAATGTGGAACGGTACGGTACCCCTTTCCAGCATCTCCTCACACTTTCGTAAACGTTGCACGAAGGATGTACGGTGCAAGGGTACGATGTGTTCGAGTGCCTTAACGGAGAATTCGTATTCGATTGGTTTGTCCGGTTGTTGAGGTAAAGCAGTGAAAAATTCACGCTTACCATCACCAAAACCGAATTGAGTCCAATATCCACATCCAGTCTTCATGACTAGTGGTTGGATACTTCCAATCCCATTGATGACTTCGTGATCGGAAAGAGTAGTAGGATCAGGTGCGATGTCGATTTTGGTGCAGTAGTGGTCAGAGATCATGTTGTGCATTCGTGCACCTATAGCCATTACGGCGCTCACTTCATATTTTTGAGCGTTCGAAACCATAGGGTGCACTCCATTGTAAGGTTTCATACGTGCGGGTGCCACTTCACAAACCCAATCTTCGTGTTTGAGAGGTTCACCGTTGAAAATCAGCGGTATTAAAGAAGATTTGGTTGGTCCGTGGTGACTAATCGTGTGTCCGTTGACGACGGTCTTCGTCAACTCGAGGTTGGAATGCCAGTATTGACTGCCAGCGGGCGTAGATTGGAGGTCTACGTCCTCAAAGTCAAGTATTGGTTTTGGGGACACATGAAGAGACGCAAGTGCGGCCTTACAAGCTTCGAAGGTGACTGGAGCGCCACCCACGACGGTGTAACGTAGATAGAGAGAGGCATGAATTGCAAAGATTAGCTTATCGTGATGATTGGCTGTCAGCACATAAGGTCGTCCACAATCTCCAGCTATTGTCTGTTCGTCTAGTTTACAAGAAATTGCAATTTCAGTTTGGTTGATTGACTTAGCGTAACCAGAGACCCAACCAGGCATGGCAGGCCTGGGGTTCTCGGCACACGTAGTTTCAACAATCTGCATTTGCAGCTTCGAATCCACTAGAGACGCAAATTTGGCTTCGGTGACAAGAAGGTGCCAAATGTTGCGTGCGCGGGTTACGTGAGTGGTTGTCAAATGAACGAGAACGACGTCTCGCAGTTCGGATTGGACTACGAGTTGTTGATTTTGAAAAGCGTCGTGGGTTACCCATTCAGTTAATTCTCCACTTGCACCCCGCTCTGCGATCTGCAGCACATGTCCTTCCACCGGCTTAAAAGCCAGGAGGACGTGAGCAGGGCAGAGAAAGGTCCTGTTGTCAAGAAAGAGGACGTGAAATCGGTCTATTACTATACCTTCATCCACGACTCTCGCTTGACGCATGTTACGCTGCGTTGCTGCAGTCGCACCATCACTCTGTGAAACAGCGTGAGTGTACGACTTAGCAACCTTCGGCTGCGGCTTGCTCTCCTTGGTGTAAGATTGGAGAACTGCCCACAGAGTGTCGAATGCGGCCCGGAAAGTCTGATGGAAGAGGGCAAAAGTTGCTGCTCCCACCAGAGTTGCCCCGACCAGAGCGCCAAACCCTTGAAAGATAGCCTTACGCTTTGATTGCCTCCTGTCGAGAATGCGACCACAATAGTTCAGATAGTCCGCGGGTACGGATTCTGTTGTGGGCACAAAATCTTTAGGAAGTTCATCAACAACGTAAGACACTCCGTGTCCACGAAGTGCTGCTTCATAGTACACGGCCTCCTTGTAAGTGAGTCCGTTACCACGTTCAAAGATTTGGTAACAGAGTTCGGCGACGGGGTCTACGTCCCTAGCGGCTAAGTTGTCATACTCAAGCGGCATACTGTCGTAGAACTCATCGATTGGATTGTTGCTTGCGGCATGAAGAGTATAAGTCCTTTCTGCCGCGTGGGTTGGTCGAGCGGATTGATTGACGGATCGAGCGAGTTTTTCTACGATTGAAGAGATTGAGTCGAATTTGGCATGACGGCTTCGGTATTCATTAACGGCGAAAGTGACGAGTTCGGAGAATGTGATTGTTTTGGGGTTTGCAATATTGGTTGGTTGACCAGTACGCATATCCCACTCAACGAATGTCCAGATGGAATTAAGGACACGCAATTGAGATTCACGAGTGGGTGAGTCTTGAAGTGATGTTGTTACTTTAGAATAATCAAGACCTCCCCCACTAAGACGGTAATCAGGGTTGACGGTGATTTGGATGGTTTTCGCGAAGCGACGCAGCATGGCGTCAGGCTTGTTGATAGCCGTACCCACTGTGTTAAGATTGCTCATATTAGAAGCAACCAAAACAAAGGGGGATCCAAATGTTTGGTTTTTGTCCTGCAGGCTAGCGCAGGAGATGGCGTTCTTGGC